AAGGCAGACTGGAAGGTCGACTGGGCAACCGGCGTATAACCAGTAAAGCCAAGCAACACCGTACTACCACACATCGCAGCTTCCAGCCTTTCGGTTGCCGGCACAGGTATGGCAACGGTAACCCCAGGTACTTGGACTGGTACTCCAGCTCCAGTCATTACCCATCAGTGGCGCAATGACTCTGGCAATATTGCTGGTGCAACCGGTCTTACCTACACTCTTCAAGCATCTGACATCGGCAAGGGCATTGCTTGCGTCGAAACAGCAACCAACTCTGTTGGCGTTGAGACTAAGACGTCCAACATCATCGGTCCAGTTGTTGCATAACACCTGAATATCAAATAGACGGTCAATGATTAGGGCTCCTTAATGGGAGCCCTTTTCTGTACCTACAGGTTGTCAATAAATAGTCTGTTGGTGTAGCACCGCAGGAACTGCAATGGATATTTCTGGACTTCTATCTTCTACAGGGATTAACCTTGAGGCACAAGCCTTCAAGGCCTTCGGTGCTGCTGTTAGCAGTCAACTGCCTGGCACCCTTGCAGCAACTATCGAATCGGCCGCATTTGGAACTCTTGCTCCTGGTTCTAATCTTGGTAGCTTCGGTAACGGAAGCCCATACAGCAGCGGTCCCGACGGTGCATCTCGCGATTGGAACGTAACTCCATACGCATCCGCGATTGCCTCCGGCATCGGTGGTTACGACCCAAAGCAAAAGTTCCTCTTCAAGGTCAGCTTCAGCTTCTATCCAGAAGCCGCGCAGATGGCGCAAGCACTGGGAGTAGATGTTGGGAACGTTCTAAGTCGTGACCTTACCTACGTCATTAAGCAGATTGATCTTCCCAAGTATACCTTCGAGTATGACGAAGTCAACATGTACAACTTCAGAACGAAGGTACTGACGAAGATTAAGCACGAAGAGCTTAACTTCAAGTTCTTTGATGACGTAGCGAACAATGCAGTCAAGTTCGTAAACACCTATCTTCAGATCTTGGTTCCACTGTCCCGCCAGTCTTGGACATCTAACTACGCTCTTGAAGACCATGGCTTTGCTTTCTCAAGCGATCCATCTACTCCAGACACCTCGATGAGAGCTCCTATTGGTCCTCACGGATCATCCCGCGGCATTCTAAACTCAATGACCATTGAGCAGTACTACCTTGACCGCTCCAACAACGCTCTGGTGGGTGCTCAAATCCGCCAAGCGATTAAGGTCAACTCGTACATCTTCACCAATCCACGTCTTACGAACTTCACGATCGATGAGCAAGACCACGAAGGTGGTACCGCTCCAAACTTTATCTCGTGCGGCTTCGACTTCGACGCGCTCTACATCAAGACCGGTGAGATTGCAGATTCCATCGACAGACCATCATCTGGCTTCATGGAGACCAACGACATTCTGTCCGGTGGCGGTAGCTCCACTGGCGCATCTGGTCTTGCTGCTTCTGGCGGATTCGGTGGTAATGGAATCTCGCAGTTCACGAACAGCATTGCAGCTCAAGGCCTGCGAATGCCATCGATGGACTTCGCCAGTGCCATTCCTAAGAGCTTCATGTCACTAAGCCCTGGCGGTGCCCTTGGTGATGTCACGTCTCAGCTAACGACCGCCTTTGGAACGAACGCATCACGAACTCTTGCTGCTCTTGGTGGCGGCATTGGGTCAGCGATCACTCCTCCAACTCTTCCATTCTTGTCCGACGACAGCGCTGGCGGCGGGGCTATGTCACAGGTCTCTGACGCAGTCGGTGACTTTACAGATTCTGCAGCATCAACCGTCTCAGACGTAACCTCCAGCCTATTCGGTTAATATGGCATTCAGAGGCCGCTTCATACCCAAGAACCCCGACAAGTATGTAGGGGATGTCAGCAAAATCTTTGCCCGTTCCCGGTGGGAGGTCACGGTGATGAAGTGGATGGACCTTACCCCCGCAGTCATCAGGTGGGGAAGTGAAGAGGTCGTCATTCCATACTTCAGCCCAGTAGATCACAAGGTCCACCAGTACCACCCAGACTTCTTCGTTGAGTATCGTGATGCCAATGGCAACGTCCTTAAGGAGATCGTTGAGGTAAAGCCGCTCCATGAAAGTGAAGCAGCACATGCTAAAAGTGATCGTTCCAAGGCAGCACTTGAAGTCAATGAAGCCAAGTGGAAGGCAGCAGCGATCTGGTGTGAAAACTACGGCATGAAGTTTCGAGTTATTACAGAGCAGTCCATATTCTACCAAGGCGTAAAGCAGCCTAAGAAATCAAGAAAGAAGAAAGTAGATGGCTGAGTATCGCTACACCGTTAAGAACGTTGCTAAGTATGCAGGCGATGCTCGCCGCGTTGTTGCTCGTTCTAAGTGGGAGCTCATGTACATGCAAGCTCTCGACAACTCAAGTATGGTCGCCCGGTGGATTAGCGAGCCGAAAACTCTAAATATCTCATACGTCAATCCACTTGACAAGAAGGTTCACCAGTACTGGCCAGACTTCTTGGTGCAGTACACAGACAACAGTATTGAGATTCTGGAGATTAAGCCTCTTAAAGAATCGCTGGCAGAAAACGCAAAGTCAACTTACGATAAGCTTAGCCTTATCAAGAACATGGCAAAGTGGGCAGCAGCTGATCGCTTCGCCAAATCTATCGGTGCTCGCTTTCGAGTGATCACAGAGAATCAGCTGTTCAGACGCAAGGTGACCAAGACTCCTAAAAGAGCAAGGACAACTCGCGGGACTAAGAGCACGCAAGGAACGAGGAAATGAGCTTCAAGCACCCACTAGACAGCGTCTTCAACATTGAAGGCGGTAGTGATTTGGATATTGAGAACGAGTACGCGATGACGGACGCACCACGTCCGACCGCACCGATGAATCCTGAAGACATGCCGCCAGACATCAAAGACGAGGATGACATCCTTGTTGAAAAGCGCATCGACGAAGTCTATGACGCGGCTATGGAAGCATTCCAAACCCAGACCTCCTTCATCGAAGTTATCGAACCAAAGTTTGCAGCCAGAAATGCTGAAGTTGCAGCTGGGTTCCTAAATATAGCACTGGCTGCAGCAAACAGCCGCGCCAAGGTTAAGGTCGATCGTAAGAGAGCAAACCAGTCTTTCGTTCCTTATGCCAACCAAGGCGGCGGCAAGAGCACAACCAACGTAGTCATCGCTAGCCGTGAAGAGATTCTCAAGATGATCACCATCGACGGCGAGAATAAGAAGGTCTAACATGCGTAAGCTTCTAGTAGTTGCAGTTGCAATGCTTGCCCTGACTGTCGTATCGTGTGGCAAGTCAAGCAACACCAACGTAGGCGTAAACTACACCACCACGAGCCAAGACAAGTGGAACACGATGACTATCGAAACTCACTGGGTTAGCCCAACAGAGATTGATAGCGTCTGTAAGGGCTTTGGCACCCATGACGGTGGTGATGGCGCTGACTACAATGGATGTGCTAGAAGCAAGCCGGGCAATATTCACATCTGTGAAGTCTATACGGTTAGACCAAGCAGCTTCGACGATACTGATCGTCTTCAGGTCTTTGGCCATGAAGCTTGGCACTGCTTCGGAGCTACTCACGAATGATGACGTTCAAAGAATATCTGCTGGCGGAAAAGGTTAACGATGACCTTTTCTGGAAGGGCTATGAGAAGAGGAAGACCATCCTTGATGGCAAGTACGTTCTCGTTGCCAAGGCCGGATGGATCAAGCTGTCGAATGAGAACAAGTACAAGAGCCACCAGTTCCGCATTGAGGTTCATACTCGTCCAGGCGGGTCGATGGTTGGCTGGGTTAACTTCTTCGAGAATAACGACAAGCTTGAAGCCCTTGATCTGGTGGTGAACGAGAAGCACCGTCGCCAGGGCATCGCAACTGAGATGTACAAGTTCGCCAGAGAGCTCGGAAACGACATCCAGCGCTCAAGCAAGCAGACATCTCTTGGAAAGAAGTTCTGGTCTCAGAAAGATCACAGCGCTTAGAATAAATAACTAATCGATATTGGGGCCCACCATGAAACTTACTCAAGAACTTCTTTCAACCAGCGTCACTGAAGCACGAGGCATCTACGAGCCAGTGACTGATGCAGACATCAACAGGGACAATGAAACTTTGGTAAAGCGCGGTGGCGTCCTTCGCAAGGGCAATGGCGGAGCTATGCAGGTTGTCACAGATGGTGACAAGACCTTGAAGCAAAGCCTCCGCAAGAAATCAGTAACCGAGGCTTCTGAAATGGACGATGCAAATCGTAGAAAGGCCGAGCACCTAGAAGTTGGTGACCCTGTTGAGATCACGGGCGACGTAAGCTTTAAGGGCGAGACCGGTGAAATCACCCACTTTGGCAAGGACAAGCGTTTCGTAGTTGTCAAGCTTCACTCCGGTGGCGAACACTCTTTCCACTCATCTGACGTCTCTGAAGTTGAAAGAGACTTCGACGAGGATGAAGGTGAAGGTGCTGAAGAGCACAACAAGTTCTACGTCGCGTTCTATGACAGCGATGAAGAGCGCAGCTGGATCGGCATGATCAGCAAGGAACACGGCGGCAAGTGGCACGAGAAGACTTTCAAAGGAAAGCCTGAGTATCGCTGGGGCCAGACCTACATGTCATACCTTTCTCCAGAAGACATCATGCGCTGGATCCACAAGGACTATGGTCGCTCGGTTGAAATCGAAGGCCCATTTTATGATGCCCAGGAGGCAATAGATCACGTGAAGCAGAACTGGGGCACCCTCGCTGAAAGCGTTAACGCTGAGAGCGCTTGCTACAAGGCGAACAAGATTCTCGCATCCGCATATCGCAAGATGCTGGGTGACAAGACGATGTCTGACAAGGTCAAGAAGGAAATGACTGCAGCTTACAAGATGCTGCGCAATCCTCTTGAAGATGACGACGTCGCTGCCTTTAAGAAGGCATGGAAGGATGCATTCCTTCAGTACCCAGATGGCTTCGATGCTCTGATGGATCCAGTCTACGACGAAAAGATCAACGACTACGATTCTTTCAAGAAGCACTTCAAGCTTACCGAATCCCACGACGCTGATGATGAAGACGAAGATCACTACAGCGGCCGCTACACCATGCAAAAGGATGATGGCAGCTATGGTCGTGTTACGGTCAAGAAGACCGGGCATGATGCATACAACGTCATTTGGCCAGATAGAACAGTTTCCGTAAAGTGCTCTGGCAATGAAATCAAGAGAATGCTTAAGAACGGCAAGATCATGATGGACATGGAAACTAGAGAGTCGCTTGAAGAAAGCGCTGGCTCAGACATGAAGCTGCAGGCCAACCGTCTCAAGCGCGCTGGTGACATGCGCGGCTACCACAGAGCAATGATGAAGTACTGCGAGCACATGGAAAGTGCCATGGACTTCAACGCTGGTTCTGTTAGAAGCTTCCAAGAGCGCCAGGCGTACAAGAAGAAAGCCAAGAAGTTTGGTGAAGAATACTACGCTCACAAGGCAGCGCTGAACGATCTTATGAATGCTCCTAAGGCCGTTGAAGAGTCGAAAAAGTCATTTAAGCCAGGTGACAGAGTTCATATTGGCTTTGGTGTCAAGGGGGGCGCTGGATACGTTGGCAAGCTTCTTCAGATCGACGACGTAGGTCGTGCCCACGTAGAGCTTGAAAAAGACGGCAAGTTTGGTAAGAGAACCGTTATGGGTCTAGCAGCCAACCTTTCGACTGCAGAGGACATGCACGAAGCAAAGCAGAACCCAGACAAGGGCGGCTTCCTTAAGCCTGGCTCGATGGTTCGTGTAACCAATCCAAAGGCTCCAGCGCGTTACAAGATCGCCACAGACGGCCACACCAGCACTCACTACAAGATCATAAAGCCAAGCGGCGAAGAGATGATGATGTCTAAGGAAAGAATCGCTCGCGTCAATCGCTCGGCTAAGGAACTTGATGCAGCCAAGGCAGAGGAACCAAAAGCAATGGCAGAAGAAATCCTGCCAGAAGGTCTTAGCCTGCTTAAGACGGTTACTGTCGGTAACGCTATGGCAAAGGTCTATAAGGATTCTGAGTCTGGCGAATACCAGGTAAAGCTGTTTAAGAATGGTGAGCATACGTCTAATCACCACACCGAAGATCTTGACAACGCCTATCACGTTGCAGAAACCTGGCCGAAGAAGAACGCAAAGGTCACCGAGGACTTTACCAAGACCCACAAGCTGGTCAGCAAGATCACTGGTGAAGAGATTAAGGTCGGTCAGACCGTAAAGAACTTCCGCGGCGAAAAGGTAAAGGTCATGGGCTGGTGGCCAGGTCGCCACCCAGGCAGCACGGGCCGTGTCGAGACTGACAAGGGCGCCTTCTACCCAAGCGTCATCGATGCTGAAGTCGTTCCTATCGTCGCGCCTTACGTCAAGAAGGTAGAAGAAGCCGATGAGCGCACTGAGTGGGGCATCTCTGAAAAGGATGCTGGATCCTACAACGACAAGGGCGAGTGGGAACGCGGCAACACGACGTGGTACAAGACTCGCAACGAACGCCATCAGCACGCTCAGCGTCTGAAGAAGCAAGGTAAGGACTTCAACACCTACGAAAGAACTGTCAAGGGTGTTAAGGAAAATGCAGCTGCTTGGGCAGTTCTCAATGATGCTGCTCGCGCGATGGGTGCAGAAACCTTCTCGCGTCTTTCCGCTATCGACGCTGCCAACCTTGTAGACTTCAAGGCTGCTAACGAGGTTACCGAGTCGATGTTCGGTGGTCTTACAGAAGCCAAGTCGCTCATGGGTAAGATGATCCGCATCTCTAACCCAAAGCACAACATGTCTGGTCACAAGGGCAAGGTTGTTTGGTGCAACGACGATGGCACTGAGTGCGAGATGGAATACACTGGCGCCAACGGCAAGAAGGACAAGTGCAGCGTCTCTACGAAGGACATCACTGTCGAAAGTGTAAAGCGCTTCTGGACCCTTTCACCTTCTCAAATGCAGCAGGTCATCGAGTCACACCCAGAGCTCCTGATTGGTAGCGCGCTAGATGCTCTTAATGAAGGCACCGAGCAGACACCCTGGGATGTTCTGACCAAGCTTGCTCAGCGTCATGGCGTTGAGTACTTCTCGCAGCTGACTCCAGCCATCATGGACAAGTACATCAACTACAAGATGGCTTCA